GTCGTCTGCACCGCGCCGGAAATGTGCGGAGTCCTCATTTTTGGGCAATAATCCCGCATGACAGAGAGGGGCGGCGCAATGCCGCCCTTTCTCTTTAGGAGCATTTATGCCGTTGAAGAAGGGCTACTCGAAAAAGACGATCTCTGAAAACATCTCGAAAGAGATGAAGTCGGGCAAGCCGCAGAAGCAGGCGATTGCGATTGCGCTTGAGACGGCGCGCACCGCAGCGAAGAAGGCGGGCAAACCGGTTAAAAAGGGGAAATGATGTATCCGATCCAAGTCTACTGCTCGCCTGGTCCGTATCAAAAGACGACAAGCCATCCCACATGGGGCTGCAAGTCGGTCGAGAGCGAGGAAGAGCTGGCAGAGGCGCTGGCATCGGGTAAATGGTTCGAGTCGATTGCGGAGGCGTGCGACGCTGCTGGCGAAGCCGCCTATCCGCGCCTACGCGGGCGTATGCGCTCGATTGCTCTGCGCAAGCGGCGCACGTATGCTTTGCCCAGTGACGACGCACCGCCGTCGCGTGGGGAGATTGAACAACAAGCACGCAAGCTCGGGATTCGCTACAATGCCCGAACGGCTGACAAGGTATTATTAGCGCGAATCAGCGAGGTGATGCGAAGCAATGGCGTACACGAAGAGGCAATTCGTTGAGGCGGCGCTCACCGAGATAGGACTCGCGTCCTACGTTTTCGATATCCAGCCGGAGCAACTCGAGTACGCACGGCGTCGCCTAGACGCCATGATGGCGGACTGGAACGGCAAGGGCATTCGGCTCTCCTACCCTATTCCCGCATCGCCCGAGCAGGGCAGCCTGGCAGAAGAAACCAACGTCCCCGATAGCGCTAACGAGGCGGTTATTCTCAACCTCGCCGTGCGCCTGGCGCCGTCGTATGGCAAGCAGATCATGCCGGACACGCGCCTGCTGGCTAAGACCGCCTACGATACCGTCCTACAGCGCGCCACCGCGCCGATTGAGCTGCAATTCCCCGATACGCTCCCGTCCGGCGCAGGTAACAAGTACTGGCGCGACGCTGACGATCCTTTCATGCCAACCCCGGTCGATCCTGTCGAGACAGGCCCCGAGGGCATTCTGGAGTTCAACTGATGCCGCAGATTATCAATCTCTCCCCCATCGGCGAGGTTCTCCCAGGCGATAGTCTGCCGATCTTCGACGAGTCGAACGGCGATACGCGGCGGGTGTCGGTGGGGCAACTGACCACGTATGTTGAAAACAACATCAACCTTCCCGACCCGACCAACGCCGCCGATATCGACTACGACCCGGCGGGCGCGGGGGCGGTGCAGAGGAGTGTGCAGAGCAAGCTGCGGGACGTGGTGTCGGTTAAGGATTTTGGGGCGGTTGCAGACGGATCATTTACTGCCGGCGGATCAGCCAGCGGAACAGACAATCTGACGGCGTTTTCAAACGCTTTGAGCGCCGCAGTAACGACGGGGATCAGCCGAGTCTATGTGCCTGGCGGCGTCTATTACCTGTCGGGCAAGATTACCATCCCGCGTGGCGTTACGTTATGCGGCGATGGAACCGCACATCTTCCGTTGTTTTTAGCGGGCAGCGCGAATTATCGAGGAAGCGTTCTTCTCATCAACGGAGCCGCGAGCGACGATTGCTTGGCGTTTGCTGAAAACACTGGCCATTCTGGGCTCGAAGATGTCGCTGTTTTTAACACAAACACAAACGCTATCCGCTCGGTTATTGCGGTCGTCGGCATCCTTTACCCAAAGCTGAAAAACGTCGAAATCGCTTGCCTTCGCAAGACGACAGGCGTTGGGCTTTACTTGGCGCCGTCAACCACGGGCGCACAGTTTGAGACGCTATGGGGCGTGTTTGACAACGTAGTTTGTTCTATCACTAACGTCGGCTCTGCGACAGAGGCCAGCGTTCGGTGGGGCGCTTCGATTTACGCGTTTTCACCAGCCAAAGTGTGCAATGCAAATGCATTCTGGGGCGGTCAGTTCGCAGGCACCTGGGGCGGACTGTTTATGGACGGCGCTGTTGCTGGCGCGAGGAACATGTCGAATGTCTTCCATGGGGTTAAATTCGACACAAACTGGGATGGCACATTTACTCCGGTATTCAAAAGCGCCGCTGCGAATGTGTTCGGATGGCTCAAGAACAACTGCTACATTTTTCCTGTCATTAGGCTGAACTACTCTGATGGCACGGCTTTTCATGGCTGTTATTTTGAGGTTGCAGGGGCGCCTGCAACGTACAACGACGGCGTTAACGGATCGGCAACACTGATCGGCGTGCTTTGGCTGGACAATGCGACCGAATGCTTGAGAACCGGTGCGCTAGATTGCAACTGGAATGCGTGCTTTCTGTTTGACGCTGGCGCGCAATCGCACATCATGCCGACCACATCTGGCTTCAAACACAACAACCAGACGAACTCGTGGTTGTTGTTGAGGCAAGGCACAGCGCAATCTATCCCTAATGCGTCGTATACGACCATTCAGTTCAGCTCAGTGCTTCAGGGCGACGACGCAAACCTCGAGTGGGATTCGTCAACTTATAAAGTCAAGATCAGGCAGCCTGGTGTTTATCAGATATCCGGGCAGGTTGCCTTTGCTGGCTGGTCTACTGCGGGAACTTACGCCGTCTCGCGCCTCGCCGTGACGGGATACAATTTTTCAGGCACTACGGCATCTCAGATTGGCGCTGGCAATCCGATTACAACAACCGCAAACCTATCGGTCTATCTTGCTACGGGTGACACGATCGAGCTTCAGGTTTTGCACAATCAAGGCACGAGCCAATTGTTAGCGGCGAATGACAGCATTTTGAGCGTGGTAAAAATTCAATGACAATTCAAAACCTCCTCCGCTCCCGCACCATCCAGTTCTCCATCGCACTGGCGGTGCTGTCCGTTCTGCAAGGCTTCGTTTTCCATTTACCGCTCCCGCCCGCCGGCCAGGCGTTCGTCGGGTGCATGATTGCCATCGCTGTCGTGGTGCTGCGCGCGATCACGACGCTGCCATTGAAGGAGCGCTGATCGTGACGGATGTTGACCCCGTGAAATTCGGACTGCTGATCGGGCAGGTAAAGACGCTGGAAGCGCAGGTCGAGGACTTGCAGAAGGACGTGAAGGAGCTCCTCGCGCTCGCCAATCGCAGCCACGGCGGGATCTTCGCCGGCATGGCGATTGCGTCAGCTCTCGGGGGCGTTGGAACCTGGTTCATTAGTCACTTGGTGAAGTAAAGATGCCGACGATCAACAAGCTCCCGCTCCTCGGCACGCCGTCAAGCGGCGACCAGATTCCCGTCTATGCGCCGAACTCGGGTGATGCGCGGAGGATGTCGATCACGGCTCTCACCGACTACATGCAGGACACGCTCGACTTTCCCGACAATTCGGACGAGGTGAGCTTTTTGCAGTCGGGCACCGGGGCGGTGACGCGGACGGTGCAGAGTAAGCTGCGGGATGTCGTCAGTGTGAAGGATTTCGGGGCCGTCGGAGACGGGGTTACGGATGATCGCGCCGCAGTGCAGGCGGCTCTGAATAGCGGCGCTGCGTCTGTGTACGTCCCTGCAGGAATCTATCTGATCGGTACGGATTCCGCGCTCACTGTTCCCGCAGGCACCACAGTTCGAGGCGATGGCCCAAACACCATTCTGCTTAAGACCAGCGGCACGGCCGACGTGTTTTCTACCACCGGCAACAACGTGACGATCGAGCGCCTGCGCATCGAGGGGCCCGACAACACGTCGGTGGACGGCATAGTTTTCAACAACTGCTCACGCGTGCGTGTACGCCACATACAGGGTTACCGGCTCGCTAGCACTGTGACGGTCGGTCTTTCAATTAACTGCGACGACGTATTGATCCAGGACGTGTTCAGCGACGACAACACCCAGCAGGGCGTACATCTGAACAAAGTCACGAGGGCCGTTATGCGCGACTGCTACAGCACGGGCATCGGCTCTTCAAGCCTGCATCACGGCTTTTATATTGGCAACTGCACGGACATAGAGGTTGCCAACTGCCGAGCCGAGGGTTGCTCCGGCGCTGGGCTGCACTTTTACGCGCAGTCGTCGTTCAACGCGGCACGCCTTAGCGTTTTGGGCGGGCAATATCAAGGCAATGGCGTCGCTGCTTCAAGCCTGCGCGGAGGCGTTGTCATCGGCTGCGACGCCACGTCTAGCATGAACGACGTTCTTCTTGTCGGTGTTCAAGCCCGTAACAACAATGGCTACAATATTTGCACTAGTTGCGTCAGCACGCTCGATATTCGTGATTGCGTGACCAACGGCAACGCCAAGGCAACCACCAACGGCATCTACTGGGAGGTCACGCGGGCAGGTAACTACTCGGCCAGCATTGTCGGCTGCCGCACATATGCCAACAACAGCGGTATCCGCCTGGTAGCTACCGCAGGCACGGTTGATGAAGTTTGGGTTGACGAAAATTTGATCCACGACAACGACGCCGGCATCTACGCCACCGGCGCTGTGATGAGCAACTTTTACATCGGCAGCAACAACGTGTTCCGAGGCAACACCACAAGCGGAAACCTTGTCGGTACTTTTGAAGGGATGGGTGCGATCAATTTGGCCGACGGCATGACTGCGCCGGGAACGGTGGCGGGCATGGCGCAGATATACGTTGACACAGCCGACGGGGATCTCAAGGTCAAATTCGGCGACGGCACGGTCAAGACAATCGTTGTTGATACTTGATTGATGAGCGCGAGGCGTTGATTTTCGATTGATTTTTTTTGACAAATAAAGGCGCCTAACCCTATGCCCACTATCAACCAACTCCCCACGCTCGACACGCTCGAGCCCAGCAACCAGGTGCCGACGTACTCGGTCGAGAACGGCGACGCGAGGAAGTTCTCGCTGTCGACGCTGACGGCGTATCTCGAGCAAACGATGGATCTGCCCGACAACTCGGACGAGATCACGTACACGCCCGCCGGCACCGGCGCCGTCTCTCGCACCGTGCAGTCGAAGCTGCGCGATGTTGTGAGCGTGAAGGATTTTGCAGACAATCTATCTACGGCGATTTCCGCTATTGGGGCGGCAAAAACCACGCTAGTCATTGATAGCGCGTTGACTGTTGCCGCAACGCTAACCGTGCCTTCAAACATTTCTTTGCGGTTTGAAAGCACTGGCATGATTACGCTGACCT